AGCCAGGGCCACGATTTTCACCAAACCCTGATAGATACCGTCATAACTGACCAGCCCGCCAAACTCCTTCTCCTGCCAGCGGCCCAGACCAGACATGTAAGACCATCGCTCGTCTTCGGTCGATATACTCATCTCGGAGTAAATCTGTTCATACTCGTGGTCGGGTTCGCCGTAACCCTGTATCCAGAAGTTTTTTATATTACGATCATACGCATCGCGTATCTGTGTTTTTAGAATCCTGTTTGCTGAAGGCATTTATGCCACCCCCTTTAGGCGTCGAATTGAAGTCCCTGGTATGTCGGGTCGCCCGACACCATGCCGTAAGGCAGGAACTTGACAAGCAATCGGAGATAGAAAGAACTGGAAGTCAGATCGACTGTCTTCTGCACCCCAACAACGACGACACGTGCATCGGTCTGAGCGTCAAGATTGACGACCGTGCAATACGTTGTAGAACCGTCTGTCTCGGTGACTGTGGCCTGCGCCAAGTCATAACAGTTGCCGATATACGTTTTCACATCGACGAGGTTTGTTGCTGTGGTGGGGCTGCTTGCGGTGCAGGCGTTCATGGCGTAGACGTTGCCAGTCACGACTGGCATTATGCGTATTGCAGCGTTGCCGCTGGTTACGTTAGTGGCGTCTGTAAGAGCAAAGCCGCATATAGGCCCGTTGTCTCCAGTGAGCCGCTGTGTAACTGCGCCTGCGTTCAGATAAACCATGTCTCCAGCTTTGAATTCCTGTGAATCAGCTTCGAGATATGGGTTCCTGGTACCGATGTCGATTAGTTCTGCGGGTTCCGATGCTTGTGCGCCGCGCTGCACGAGTTCGCAAGGAGCGAATCGCACACCGTTGGCTGCATTTGTGATTGTGTAAGTAACTGTGCGGGACATATCCTGAGTTACCTCCTTGGTAGTTTGAATTGCCTCACTTAGCAGAAGCCGCTATCAAACCACTAAAGCGATCCCAGGAGTATGTTGACTTACACAACCGGCTTGCCTAAAAGGGGTCTTGTGTGTAGTGCATTACTTAGCTGTTAGCTTTGTGGGCGAAGTCGAGTTGTTGGCCTTACAGGGACAACCCGACTTCGGTTTAATTGTTTTTTACTTGCCGCAAGGGTGCGGGGTACTATTCAGATGACAACACGACCGAGTCGTTCTCGGCAGGCTCAAATGTCTGAGTGACACCAGACACACCATGCATAGCTGCCCTTAAATCTTCAGACGCTTGCTCGCTGGTTTCTTCAAGTCTGCGCTTCGGGTCGTTGTATATCTTCATTCCGTTTACAATGCCTTTGTGGTAATCCAGTTCGCGCTTGCATAAAATCTGATCGCCCATATGGAATAACCCATCGGTTTCGTCACCGAATGCAAACGGGCATGCAACCTCGTTATCTTTGCGCTTTACAGGTTCCCATCGCTGCCCTCTCACCGAAGACATTCGGCGCTGGTGCTCATTGAACCAACTGTAAGCGTATTGTGTTGCGATTCCGGGCTTAAGGCTCTTCCGCGTCTTCTCGTCAATCATATTCTCTGCGCGGTTAATGCTTATCGTGTTAACGACTTTGCGCCCATTGATTGTCAGAGCGCCGGTGTCACTGTCAATAATCACGGGTGCGCCATACGGCAGGTCACCGGCGGCATTGGCGTAAGTTCCGAGGGCAAGTTTCCCCTGGTCGAAGTATATGATTGTGCCGTCGGCCATTTTGGCAACGACGATGCTTTCGTCCACCGGCCTTGTTCTAACTCGCGCCGATACAACTTCGGGCGTGTCTTTTGCTATCTTCAATCTCGGTCGAGCCATTATTTCTTCCTCCTAATCGTTGCCGGGCCTGCAATATGATCCAAATACTGTTGTTCGGTCATACCGTTTTCTTTCATCCATTGGCGCTCTTCGCTCGAATAATCCATCGAGCCAAGCGACCTGGATGAAGAATTGTCCCCGTCTCCAACAGAGGAAGCCGCGAGGATAGCTTCCTGCCTTGTAGTATCTGTCTTAGGCTGCGCAGTCGGTGCGGGTGCTCCGTTTCTTAGGCGCTTGCCTCTCGCGGCGTCAACCGCAAACTCTAGCGCCTGCGGGTTTAACTTCTTCGCGTGAGTGACGCCCGCATAGCCCAACTGCCTGAGTGAAGTTGTTACGTCATTGCCGATGTCTGCCCAATCTTCGTACTCGGGCGTCTTCACCTCGTCGAACATACTGACCAATTCAGGCACGAGCTGCGACACAATCGACATCGCTTCCTGTCTTGCGAGAGTCTTGATGTAGTTCGGCGCTTTTGTTTCATCATACAAATCATCAACTACATATTCCGACTGCGCGGGCTGCTGGACTGCGGCAGGCTGTTGGTATTGCTGCTGCTGAAGCGGGGCGATATTACCGGCAGAGTCCAGGCAATAACCACCCTGCCGCAATTGAGCATCAATGCGCTCGCGTTCGGCTTTACGGTCTTCCTGCTCCTTGATAAGACGGCCCTTCCAAGCCTTGTCTTCCTGCGTTTCGGCGGGTATGATCTCCTCGCCTACAATTTCCTCGGCTAGCTCTTGACCTTGCTCCAGGACATCTTCTGTTGGCTGGAGGGGTTCCATTATTTCAGACATTTTGTTCTCCCTCTAATGATTCTAGTGCGATTCTTGGTATTGCTTTTACGTTCTGGCATGCTGCTATAAACTGCTGAAGCTGTGATATCCTCATAGCAAATTGCTCCAGCGTTTCACCAGGTCGCCAGCGGTCATGAACTAAACTATTAGCGGCAATTATTGCCTGCTCCTCAACGTCGCGCTCATACCTAGACCATCCCGGCCTGTTGAGCAAATCCCGGTATTGCTCCGCCTCCACCTGGGTTTCCCGCTCCTGCTCCAACTTCTCCAGGAACATTTCCTTGTCCGATTGCTCCCGGTTGCGGTGGAATACCAGGTGGAACCATCCCGGCTGCAAGCATCTGTTGCTGTTGCTGGGCTTGCGCCTGCTGCTGTAACCTTGCCATAATTTGCATAGCCACTTGTGGGTTAATTGCGGCGGCAATTCTCATGCCCTCCTCTGGTGTTGTAGGCTCTGCGCCTATATATTGCTCTACGTGCTTGTGTCCCATCGCTTGGTAATATTCGCGCTGGGCCTTATACAAACGCTGGATTTTGTCCAATACCTGCGGCGGATCGTCCATCGGGCTTAACTGTGTAAACGGTGATTGCATGGCTTCCCGCATAGTTTGCCCGGCAAGCTGGAACCTTGTCTGTGGGTTTGATGTGGCGGACGACCCACGAGGGACAAACTTGTATTTCCCCTCGTGCCATTCAGGGCGCACAACCTGCCACGGCTCATTACCACCGGCGCTGCTCTTGTATTGGATGGGTTCGTTAGGCAGAAATCTGCGGATAATCTCCATCGTGTTGACGGCGTGCGCCTCAAGCCCCTGGTCTTCCTCGATGCCCATCTGCACAACAGAAACCGTGTAGTCAAACTTATCATTGCCCGCGCTTATGACAGCGTTGATCTCAAATGCAGTCTTCTTCTCATCGCTAGGAGCGCCTTGCGAGGGCGCGGACACGCCTGTAACCTTTTCAGCCATACCATTGACCATGTTGAGGCCATTGTAAGATTGGCTGATAGCCGTAAGCGCCGATTGACTGCCGTTGAGCATTTGCACGTCAGTTGCTGGGTTTGAAACAATCCATCGCTCCATCGGCCCCCACTTCAGGTTCTTACGGGCTACATCGGAACCGGGCTTAACCGCAACCGGAGGCAGGATGTTAATGGTGATGGCGTCTGTTATCTGATTGAAAGTGGCGTTTATCCACGTCTGAAGTCCGCGAATATCCTCGCACATCGACCCGCCCCACATGGAGTTTGGCTTCGGGTCACAAATTATCGGGGTAAAGAACCAATTGTCACCGAATAGGGGCTTATATTCAATGCACTTCAAGATTTTTGCCGTGCCGCGTGTGTCCGAATTGTAGTAAGCGAGTATCAGGTATTCTTTTTCGCGCTTGTCTCCAGGCTTGACCCATCTGTAGATACCTTCCCAACACTCGAACTTAGCCGACCAAATGTTTTTAGCGGTCACTTCCTCTATGCCCTGCAAAGCCTGCGTCTGGGTTGTGGGATTGTCTACATTCCAGCGGTTTTCCAGATACTCTACCGCGTCCGTGTATACAGTTTTGGCCTCGACCATGCCCTGTATGTCGTCCCAGCGTAGCCACCTACGCCCAAACGCGCCCTTGGATGACTTAAAGTTTGGCGCAGTGAACGGCAAAAGCATTATATCTTCGGTGACAATATACTCAGTCGTAGGTTCTGCATCTATCTCGTGGACTTTTAGCGGTTGCCCTGGCTCCATATACTCGGGTAACTGGTTGCCTGTGCCTGCGACACCAGCCTTAAGCCAACACTGACCGGTTATCATAGCTTCACGGACGGCGATACCGACCTTCCCGGCAAGCCGCATTTCCTCATTCCAGAACTGCAGCCAGTTCTCTTCATTCTGGGCGACATCATCATACTCGGGGTCAACCGCCTCGACCTCGAAAATAGGACTGGAGCCAGTAGCAGCGCGGGCAACTTTGATTGACGCAGTGTTGACCATGGACTTGGTTGTCGGGATGTTCACATTAGACATCCACTCCATTGGCTTGGCCTTGAGCAATCCCTCGTACTGATCGCGATAGCCCGCAACATTGTCACGGAACGTTGCACTGGCGTCCTGTGAATCGTCCATCGCCATTCCAAGTTCGTTGGCAAGGGCAAGCCGTGCATCCTCGTCAATATTCAAAAGTTTTCCGACAGCATTAGCCATGTATAGCTACTCCAGTATTCCGAGAATATCTTCGATTCCTATGAACAAATAGCGGACATCTTTCATCACAACAACGATCCCAGAGTCATCTTTGCATACAACCTTGTCGCCCGGCGAAACGTCACGCACCTTGCTTCCGACCGACACGACCACGCCTTCCGTTTGGGGCTTCTGTGTGCTGCAAGAGTGTGCCGAGCCGTTATCGTCCTCGTAAATCGCATAATTCGCAAGCTCGATGCCACCCTCGGTTATAACTGGCTGATCTTCATTGAGCTTTATGCACACATATGAGGACACCGCGACAGGTTCGGCCTCCAGCACAGCGAGGACGTGCTTTGTCCTGGTTAAGCAGCACCCGTCGATTTCTTTCGACCGTCGCCTGTCGAATAGAACCCAATCACCCTCCGCGAACCCAAGCGGCTCATCTGATTCACCTATGTTGACCACGACGCCATACATTGAGCGCATATCGACTTTGCCGGGTATAACCAGCGCGGTTGTAGGCGTTTCGTCCTTTGGCTCAATAGCGCAAAAGCCGGGCATAACCCGGCTAGTTTCAAAAGCGTTTTCCATTGTCTCCCCTAATAGTAAAGTCCCGACCTATTGACATCGCGCTCGATCTTCGCCTCGTGGTCTTCAATCCATGCCTGGTCGGTGCGCGCCAGGTCGGTAAAGAACTCTGGCGTCGATTGCTGCGCCACCTGTATACCTGCATAGCTGGCTGTGTCTACCTGATCGTCATGTTTGCCAGTCGGGAACCGTAACAGTTCACCTTCGTATTCGTCCAGATAGTCGGCTCCAAGCAAGTGGTAAACCTTGCCAGTCTCATACCTCGCCGCTATTGAACGTGAGCGACTGATCTTGTCTCTGTCTGCCTTTAGTGGCATAATCGGAAGGCCTTCGTTGGCGCAATCCTGAATAATGTTCAAACCGTAGCTGACATTCTCGACGCCTTGGAACGCTGGAGCCCAACGCTGGTATTGGTCGCGCATGATTTTCTTATGCTTGGTCGTGTCCGCGTGCTCTCTAAACACATTCAGCAGCAACAAATCACGCTGCGGGGTAACCGCCCAAGTGGAGCATACAAACCAATCGTTCTGGTTTTTCTCGGTCGCTGCCGGGTCAACAGTCTGGAACTTCCAACAATCCTCGATGCAGACCGTCGTGTCCTGACCGTCTACACTTAGCACGTAGTAGTCACCCATACGCCGGAAGTAACGGAACCAAGAACGCTTGAAGATCGCGCCACCCTCTGGCTGTGGTCGCTGCTGATACAGCGCGCTCCAGAAATAAACTGACTGGTTGCCCCTGATTGCCGCTAGCGCATCCACGTCGTAACGCTCGGGCCATAGAGCCTCACCTGCCGACCTGCCGAGTATGTCAGACTCCTCTGCAATCGCAGGAAAGTCAACGCATTCCCAGGCATCTCCACCATGCGCTGTGTGAGCTAACAACTTACCCGCTAGGTCGTCCTCGTGCCATCGCGTCATAATTACCACAACGCCGCCGCCAGGCTCTAAACGACTGTAGGCTGTAGAAAGATACCAGTCCCATATCTTGGAGCGAATGGTCTCAGATGCCGCTTCCTCGGCGTTTTTTACAGGGTCGTCAATGATGAGTATGTCTGCGCCACGGCCTGTGATCGGGCCACCTGCGCCTGCTGTCACCATCCCGCCTAGCTTGCCTGCTATATCCCAGCGGTTAGAGGCCGATGATTCACGCGACACCCGAATCCCAAACACATCGTGACCATACTCTTCAAGCAAGTTCTTGACCTTGCGTCCCCACGACGCCGCATAATCTGCCTCATACGACGTGAGAATGACGCGTTTGTCTGGATTAACGCCCAAGAACCACGCCGGGAAGTATTGCGAGCACAACCAGGATTTGCCGTGTCTTGGCGGCATAGTGACCATAAGGCGGCTGATCTTGCCTGCTGCCAGGTCGGCGAGCTTGCTATTAAGCAGCTGTATGTGCGGTGGATCTAGGTATGCCCCGTCGGTCACGCGCTTGGCAAACTCCACGGGCGATTCAGGCTTTTTGAGGCAGTCTGCAGTGATCCCCTTTGCAATGCTCTGCGTGAGATAGTCCAGCGGGTTGGAATAACCCGCCAGGTCAGATGGTTTTATCATAGCTCTTGACAACCTGACATAATCATGCTAAACTGAGGTGTGAAATCTATAATACTGGTCACAATTGCATTAACACTCGTTGGCTGCGGTGGCGGTGGCGGGAACATGTCCACCAATTCTGCGCCCAAAACGGGAGAGGTGTCAACTCCGATAGTCGTGCCGTTGCCGCCTGCGCCTCCGCCAGATATGCCTGTGGTTAACTATCCACCCGAGCCGCCCGCGCCGCCGAGCTTCTAGGCAACAGGGTAGAGCACGCGTTGTGTCATTCGGCAAGTCGCTTCATGGCGCCTGCAAGCACCTGCCCGCACACCACTCGAGGGTCAATCGCATCTTCGAACAATTCTCTTGCAATTGATATGTTCACTTGTCGCCCACCGTAACAAACTCGAACATCAAACAGGTCGAGTGCAATTTTGGCCTGCTTTGCCCGGATAGCAGATTTAATCGCAGCCTCGGCGCGTAGCAGGTGATCCAGGTCGCAAATCGCGTATTTTTCCCCGCATACACACACATCCTCGCCGCATTTGTTGCATTCGTTGAAAATACTCACAGCCTATCTCCCCGACGCCGATATGCGCTCGCCTCTGATTCCTCAAGCATCCACTTCAAAAACTTGATTCTGTGGTCGTTAATAGGGCAATCCGCAGGCTCGGCATAATAGTATGCGTCCACCGCACCCTGATAGAGCGCATGCATTTTGTCTCTTTCGCAGTGTGAGGGTATCATACCGTCTGGAGCATGCATAATCGCGAGACACTTCTGCCCATCGTAGCTAAACGGACAATAATCGGGCGCATAGTTACTACCGTCATGGCATTTCATTTCTGATACCCCAACCTATACTCACGCTCATAACCTCAGAATCAATTCTAAGGCGTCTAGCGTTCGATTCTGAGCGTCTCGAACGCATGTGCTATCACTTGGCTTTAATTGCCGCAATCCGCTCTGCAATTCGCGCCCTCGTTGGCTCGTCCGATACCTCGGCGCCGATGATCGTTATCACCTGCGCTGCGAATGCTTGCAAATCTTCGATGTTGATGCTAAGCTCTGTAGACTGCGGGGCTTTGCCGTAGCCCCGATCAAGTATCTCGCGGGCAGCTGCAAGCTTGACTTGCTCACTGTCGGCTTTGTCCATCAGGCCAAGCGCAACCCTTAGAGCGTCAGGCGCTTTAGCCTGCGCCATTTCACGCAGTTCAGCAGGCATACAAGGGCGACCGCCGCCAGGATTGCCCGGTAAGAACTTACCAGTTTGGGGATCACGGCCTGTCCCGTTTGGAATCCGTTTTACGGGTGGTGGTAAATCCCGCGCTTTGCCTGCAGTTTTTCCCTTGCTCATAATTTCATCACCAGGGTTTTGTGTTAAGAGTGCTTTCGAGCAGCACATCGGAACTACGTGCGTAGCCGACTGGCGTAGCGTGTGGCGGACATCCTGCAATCGATCCATTCGCGCTGATTAAATAAAATCCACCGGGCGCAAAGTCAATTACCTCATGTCTGGCGAAATTGTCAACAGCTCCATCTAGCACGATGGAGCCGATTTCTACAGCCGTCCCGTTGCGGTCGGTGTGAACGGAAACCGGTTTGATTTCGCTGGATCTGATTTGCTGCGTGATCAAGGACAATTTAATGCCGTCAACAATCTGTTCTAGGCGCTCAACACCCGCCTCAGCGACTTTGCCAGATGCACGTCTATAAAAAGAGTTTGTTGCAGGCCGCCAAGGATTTAATTGAGCATCTTTATGCATCTCTTCGCGTGTGGCAGCGCGGTATACATCGTTCTCTAGCTGAGTCACCCTTTCTTCGATGCTCTTAACCACGCGCACTAGCTCGTCAATTCGATTGTTTCCAAACATTTTGTTTCTCCCCTTGCGATTGCAAAATCGCTAATTGCGGTACATTCCCACGGCAGACTGTTCCCAGCGGCCCAGTAGCGCATCTGCCCGTAATACTTCTGGCTAATTTCCGCCCCAATCTCTTTGAGTTCCCGCGCGACATCGTCTGCGCTAGTCTGTTTATCCATTGCGATTGGCTCCTGGTGATTGGTTTCAAAGTCACTGCCCAATTGGGCGAAAAGTGCGATTTCTGTACGAACTTAATCGTTTGTTGTACTACATGGAACTTGTTATTACATGGAACTTGTTCATGTGTAAACTATAGTTGTCACCCTCTACGCTCGGGGTGTAAACTATGGTTGTCACCCCTGGGTGTAAACTATGGTTGTCACCCTCTACATCAGTTGTCGCAGATGGATTTGCATCGGATCATGGACGTAGTAAGTGTTAGCCCGACCTGTTTTGTTGTCGGGGTCTTTACTGTAGTCGAGCAATTTTGCGTCCACCAATTCGTCGAGGAACTTGCCCACATATTGTCTCGATACGCCAGTCAGTTTAGCTAATGTTGATTGTCTTACTGTGCAATATCTGCTCTTTCCGTCCGCGAACGACAGAAATACAAAATACAGCTTGAACGCGACCGGCGACAGCTTTTTACCCTCGTTTTTTGTCCACTGATGCGGAACCCGTGTATGTGCCGCTGTTTTCGCCATTGATGTGCCTGATTTCTGCGCCTGATATGATAATCGCTCAGAGAAACGCAGGCACACGCTTGTCAGTCTGGGAGCTACCCGGACCTATCTCTGAGCGAACTGGTTAGTCAAAACAATAGCCCCGGCGGGTTAGACCGGGGCCGATAGGAGGATATGAGAAGAGTAGAGATGTGGCAGTCGATGGGACGCGCTATGCTCGGGTAGAGATGCCCTGCTGCCACTGATTAAATTCTAACACGTGATTTTATAGCCACGCTCAGTTTTATGATAAAAGCGGATAAAAATAATCGAACTATTTTTTTCTGGCTATCTTTTGCTTGCGACCACCTCGCCACATCCCACTTCGTCACCCACTCCAGACAGCTCATATATAGCCCGTGGCATCATGTCCCGCTCAACATAATACTCTGTGCAATTGCAGAGCCTGGCGCATAGTCCATTTATCAAGTCTCTGTGTCTGCGCTCGCAGGTTGCCTCACTCCATCGCATGCAACGGCAAATCTCGCCGAAATCGTAGCCACACAGGCAGCTTAGTTGAAAATACCAGCGCACGGGCAGCTTTAGTGTGCGCACAACACCTATGATCTCCCCGCGAATCTCAGCGCAATGCAATGAACTGAGCGTTTCGGTAGTTTCAAGTTCGTAAATCCAATTTTCGATATAGCGTTTGATGCGTCCGCGTGTGTAAGCCGGTTTTTGAAGCTGATCGCCCCATAGTTGGGCGACCTCAGTGTTTACGCGCGCCATCATATCAGATCGTTTTTGCATCTTTGCCATTGCCTCCCCGCACATACAGTGTCCCTATATGTAGTATCAGCCAACAACTAAAATCAACATATTGTATCACTTGATAATCACAGTGTCAAGTCGCCTTAATTTGAGCGTGTCATATGGCTTGATAGTGAATGCGGGGGAGGAATGTGCTTCAGAAAATAATTGAATTATTTTTACTTTGAGCGCGAAATAGGGGTTGACACATCCTGATATGTGGTATATACTGTGTGTAGCGTTAAGCAAACAAACGGAGGAATGAAGACATGAACGAGGCGGCAAATTGGCATTACAATACATGGAAACAATACGCTGTTGGCGATGTGTCTACAATCAAAGAGTTTTTGCAGCGTTACTACAGGCGCGAAAGGATAGATTGCCAACTCGCGCATTATCCTGATTATTTCGACACACTTCTTGCTAGTTACGAGTCTGATTTCAAAAGTTACGGGTGCTGCTGGATTAGCCGACACGATAACATTACAGGCGACGTGGTGTCATTTTATGGACAAACCAATGATTAACCAATTTTTCAACCATAGGCGATTGACCAGCGAAGAACTCGGCAAGGCGCGGCACATTGCCGTTACATCTTTATGGACGGATGCACGCGAAAATGCTCTTGATAAGATTTTCGCGCATATCGCAGCTACCGAAATACTCTTAGCGAGCACCAGAACCAACAAGAGGAGCCAACCAATGCCTAAGCAAATTCCCGGCCAAGCGCTAGACCAATTTTATCTACCAATCGACCTGCGTGACAGAGTTCGCAAGTGCGCATTCAACTTGCGCAGAAGCAAAGCCGACCTCTACCGCGAGGGGGCCGAGATGGTGCTTGAGAAGTATGCGAATGAGGGCGAGAAGAAATGAGTAAGCATACAACAAGCCTCTACGTTGCGATTCTGGCACTGCGACGTGTAAATACCTTTGCGTAATGGTAGAGGTGTGCTGTGGCGCGGGAGAGGGGGCAATTCTGGCATTATCTGAGCAGTAATAATGCCATTTGCAATGCCAAGACGCAGAAAAGGCAGGCTCCAATCACTGGAAACCTGCCTTTTTGAGCGTAAAATTGGCGGAGGGGCAGGGATTCGAACCCTGGGTGACTTGCGCCACGACGGTTTTCAAGACCGTTCCCCACCAATTTTCAACCTATATAATATGGGACATTAAGCACGAAACAGTGCTGCGATTGGCATTCGTTAGGCATTATTCGGGACTATTAATAATGCCATTTATAATGCCAGAGAGATATCCATCCGAAACATGCGTATACCTTGCAGTGGTGTTCACCACTGAATGGCCGAGCAAATCCTGCAATGCTCGCAGATTAACGCCCTGGTGCAGTTTGTGCGTTGCGTATGTGTGCCTCAGCGCATGCATTCCTAATTGCCGGACGCCAGAATCCTTGATGAGCTTTATAATCATACTCGATGCCGTCGAGGGATTGCGCAGGCGGCCTAAATCATCAGGGCATATCAATGTGCCGTCACCCTGCCATGCCTCTCCCAGTCGCGCTATCTTTCCCCTTAGTTCTCTACGCCAGGGCGCGAGCCGCCTAAACAGCATCGGGTGAACCGGTATAGTCCGCCTGCTCTTCTTAGTCTTCGGCTCTTTCAGTTTTAAGCCCCCGGTGGTGGTATGGTCAATCACTTGTTGCACACTTACAGTTTTGCGAGCGACGCTTATATCCTGCCAACGTAGAGCCAAAACCTCGCTGAGTCGCAAACCTGTATAGGCAGCGATCAGAATTGGTATGTCATACCGCCCGTGTTCCTTGCCCTGCTTGCGTTCCCTGCAATACGCCAACAGCTTCTTCAACTCAGCCTCAGTAAATGCATCGCGTTCCTGTTCGGGCGCGCGAGGTGGCGTCACCTTGAGCATCGGATTGCGCACAATCTTGTCATGGTAAACTGCGAGTCTAAAAATCCTGCTTAGTAGTGCGTGATGATGACATACGGTAACCGGCGATAGCCCGCCTTCTTTTCCGTCCACGCGCCCTCCGTCGGCAAGCTTGTCAGTATAATACTTTTGGATATGCGAGGCTTGCACATCACACAGATTGAGATTCTCGAATGCAGTATAAAGGTGTTTTTCGGCAATCTCGTTATACCCTTGCAAGGTTCGCTCGCTCACTGTCCCGACTATGTAGTCACTCAGGCATAAGCGTATCCATTCGCCTGTTTTTATCTTCGCAGGCTCAACGTGTGTCCCCCGTTGCAAATCGGCAAGGATCTGATTCAGGGCCGTCTGCGCCTGTTTCTTCGTGCCTTTGATGGTCTTGTTGTGGTATTTTGCCTTCCCCTGCTCGTTTTTGCCACAATACCACTGTATGCGATACGAGCCTGGGGAACGCTGTGTTATGCTGCCTCTCATCAGAAATTTTTGCTGCGCAGTGTGCCGACAAGATTTATCAGCACCCCGCCATCCATCGTGCGTGACGTTATCTTAACCGGCATTCCTAAATCGGGAACAAACCAGTCGTCGCCGGCATAACCATCTGTGCTTGATCCGTGGACTTTGTAAGACTGATAACCTGCAACATTTTCTACATCAACAACATTGTAATAGTGTGTGTAAGTTTCACCGTTTGAATACGTTCCTGTATACGAGAACGCCTGCCCTGTTGCTGTTGGACTTGGATACATCACCGGTGGACTGGTTGAACTAACGAGCGATTCTCCGACTATGCCCAAGTCGTACATTGTTCCGTCGGAAGCCTGCTCTATCAGCCCGGTATTTGTGTACATCACAGGCATGCCATTGTATGTCGCGTTCACTTCGGTAACAATCTCTAGTGCGCGATTGCCGTAGATAGGCGTGCGGCTATTTGAATGCACAGTCATTGTGATTGTGCCGCTTATCTGCGATGTATTGGTTCCGTCTGTTGCTATTCCGGTGGCACTATAGATAACTTGATCGCCTATGGACAGTTGCCTTATGGTAGCGCTGGTGGGCGTTATCGTTGCGGTTCCGCCGCCTCCACCACCACAACCGGCAACAAGCGCAACCATAGCAAGCAAAGCAATTACAATTACGGCAAACCTTTTCATTCTTTCGTTCTCCTTTTTTTTGTTTGGAGAATCTAAAACTGCTCGATCCTCTGTGTTTTATGTTAAGGGCGGAGATGGACTCCGCCCGTTGTTTAATTTACGTCGATCCACTCAAGCGCACGTGTCAAGACACATGCGGAAATATGTATCGGCGATAGCGCCAGCAACTGCAAATGCGTGTCGATAGCCAGGTCGACTACAGTACGCTCGGCAGCGCTTAACGCCGAGTCAATAGTGATTGTTGGGCGAATAGAAACCCATACAATCAAGGCCGCAAAGCTGCGACCCAAGTAACAGATAGCAATGCGATTAACATCAGAGTCTATCATTAACGGTTTCCCAGTAATGCAAGATGGTCTTTCTGTGTTACGCCTTGCGCTCTTCGCTTCGCGAATGTTCTCGCTCCGCTATTTCGCGAGCACGGGCCACCAGGATGTCAACGTCGTCATCTGGAAAACGCCCACGCGTCGCGAATTCTATAAGGGTTGGTACATCTGGCTGGTCTGGCATGAAACCCGCCGCCATGAGGAGATCGTCGTGCTCGGCAGGAGTGGCTTTAAGTGCCTCAACAATTTCAGCAATACCAACACGGGTCGCATTGCGCTGGCCGCTTTCGTATTGCGCGATCTTCGAGGGTGTCTTCCCTAACTTTATCGCCAACTGGAACTGCGACAGCCCGTATCTCGCCCTCAACGCTTTTAACGCTTGAGGAAATGAACTTTGCTGCTCAGTATTATTCATCGTTGTAAGTATTATACAATCCGAAACAGTCATTTTTAGTGCCTTTCACACAAAAAGCCTAACGCAAATTGTGTTCATCATTTCTTGAATATATTATTGTTTCGTCATTGCATTTAGCGGAAATGATGGTATACTCTTATTGTGAGCTACACAAATTGTATAGATCACAAGGAGAGTTCTGATGCAAATTACAACCGGAAACGAAATAAAGGCAGCCCGATTGCTGCGCGATATAGCAAGGCAGAATCTAGCAAACCGAATAGGCATGCCTTTGGACGATCTTCGCGTTATCGAGAATCGAAAACTGCCTGTCTCTCAAGAGATTGCAAAAGATGTGCAGGCTGTATTTGACGAGTTCGACGCGAAACACCAAGAGGCCGCAGCCTAGACGCACAAACACGCTCTTTGACAATTGAATATTGGTAGGCCCTGGTTGCGTAAATGACCTGCGTATCTGAACAGGCAACCCGGATTAACGGGCCCTGAAAAATGATAGCCGATGTTTTGGGTCATCTTTTGGGGTGGTCATTGCTGAGTCCCATCAGGGTAGCCGACATTGGCGCGTTTCCTAATCCAGAAGGCAAGCTACTTAAATAGCTTTGTGACTACTACAACAATCACAACAGCCCAAATTACTACTTTGGGATGAATATGAATGGTCATAGAGCATCACCCTTTCTGGTTTAGATTCCAGGGCCTACCAATATTCAATTCGGTTCCAGACGCGCAAAAGCTCGGCAAGCCTGTATTGCGCTTCCGAGCTTTGATACCAATCCGTTGTTACCGAAGCCAGTTTAGCACAGAAAATGGGGGTTTAGCCCCTGTAAAAATTACCGGTATTTTCGAGGAGGAAGTCATGAAGCAGATTGAGATGATAAAGCCCTTGCTCTATAGCTATAAGACGTTGGCAATGGCAATCGGCAGAACCGAATCAGCCACACGCAAAATCGTTAAGCGCAACGGTTGGCCTAAGCACTATGACGGCGGCACAGTGTTTTTTGTGCCTGGTGAGATTCACCCCTATGTCGAGCAGTATGTGCAGGGGCTTCTTGAACAGGCAGCATAGCTTTACTTCCATACTCCTCCTTCTGCCCTGCCTCGGGGCGACTCGGGGCAGGGAACTTTTTGGAGGGGTGTCGAAACCGAATTCCCGCATCGTCGGGAAAATAACAGCGGCCTCGGCTGTGACAGAGGCGTCGATTAGTGCTTAATACACGCGGGGGTGGGGTCACCTGCCCCCACAAACTCGGAGGAGCGAGGGAAAATGGCTGGAAAGAAAAAGATTTCGATCCATCAATGGACAGATAGCGAAGGACGCGTATTGCTCGTTAAGTGCGTCAATCGTGATGGCACCGCACACGGCGGCTTCGTGTGGCCGAAGTCTGGCCCGGTGAAACCTGCCAAATGGAGCCGCACTCCTGACTGTGATAGCGGTGGCTTGTTTGGTTGGCCGTGGGGTATGTGCGTGGGTTCGGGGCGTAAACCTGATGCTTGCGCCCCGTGGATTGTCTTCGCTGCAAAACCCGAAAATGTAATCGGAAACATTGGGGGTGACGGCAAAGCCAAGGCTGTGCCTGGAGACGATGGAGAATTGCCAGAAGTGCTTTACTACGGCACGCAGGCCGGTGCTATGTTGTTCACTCAGCGAGGCAGACTCGAGTGGATCGAAGCCAACAGCCTAAAAAAGGCGTCCAGTTCAGGCAACTACAGCTCGGCGTCCAGTTCAGGCGACTACAGCTCGGCGTCCAGTTCAGGCAACTACAGCTCGGCGTCCAGTTCAGGCAACTACAGCTCGGCGTCCAGTTCAGGCGACTACAGCTCGGCGTCCAGTTCAGGATACTCCATCTCGGCGTCCAGTTCAGGA